TGTCCGACGGGTGATATGTTCACTGGTGATGATCCGCCGCCGAGGTATTCTGGTCTTTGCAACCGCGCGTCGGGTGATTGAACACCGAAGTGAGATTTGATTATTTCTATATATCGGCTACCGCCGCGTGCATCTCTTTCGATTAATCTTTGTACTTGAAACGCTTGCCTTAATTGGTTTATTGTTGCGGCCGTCGCATTCGTTAAATCCGCCTCTAGCGCGTCGAATACTGGCGCGAATGCTATATTTTCGACTGTCGGGAAGTTACCTCCTGACGCTGCTAGCTCGACGGTTCCCGATGGTTTTCCTTGTATTTGCCGCGTCCCTCCGGTCGATCCGATGATATCTATTGTTGTTCCTGTTGCTATCACCGGCGCCGTCGATCCTAATGGTAAGGTGACGCTGTCGCCTTTTTGCGGCCACGGTAATGCGCTCGTAAAATAGTCATGTCTTTTACCGCGCCTTAATAGTACGTAGTCCGTTGGTGAATCGGGTCCGTCATCGACGTCGACGACGACTGAATTTTGTAGGTTCTCGTCCCGAAACCATTCGTTATATATTAGATTGTACGCACGATGGAATAGTGAGTTGTGGGTTAAATTTGCTATCTTTGTTGGTATGCCGAAGTAGTCGCTTAGACTTTCATTCGCATACCCGACGGATGCCGGTGCATCCATTGTTGGAACTGTAAAGTCGATACTATCTCCTGGGTTCCTTTGTTCGCCGTTGAATTTTTGCCAATTATCCCAGATGATTCTTATCGGAACCGCGAAGAAGAACGTATCCATGAACATGTTGTCCATGACTGGGAATATTGGTGTAGCTAATCGTGCGAACGCCGTCATGCTGACGTTGAACGTATCGCCGGGTAGTACTTCGTCGACGAAGCACGGTACTAAGTATCCGCCGTTGAACGTTGTTTTAAATCCGTGGCTTCGATCGAAGCTCGAACGTGGTATGTCGACTGATGGTACTTGACTAAATGAATGTCCCATATTTGATTTCATTTTACTTCTACCTCATGCACTCTGATTTCGTTACCGCTGAGTATTGCCTCAGGTAATTGACTTATTATCTCTCCCGTTGAATCTTTGAATATTCCTACGTAGAAGAGCGTGTAGTCGGCCGGATTTTTATTAAACGCATGGCCTTTATCTTTGATTGAATCGCTGAATGCTCTTTGTGCCATGCTTTGGTTGTGGAGGTAGAACGGTGGAAGAAATGCTGCCGCTACTGAATCGTATACTGTAAACATTTGTAAATCCATGTTTAATTTCCTCTATTTTTTAATCCTGCTTTCGTTACGTTCTCCCGAACTTTTAGCCTTTCCGGTGTCTGGTTGTCTTTATATTTTTTTGCTTTTATTTTTCTTTTCTTGACTATTATACCATAGTCTGTTTCTGCCTCTTTTTCGTAGAGCCCATCGTAGTACCTCGGTGGCTTCATTTTTTTGCCGTTGATGATTACGTCATCGTTCGGATATACCTCACTCTTATATTTATCGTACCATCTTGAACCGATACCCGGTCTGCGACTCATGGTGGTGTATTCCGGTTCGATTTTTGATAGCTCTCCTGTTTCAGGGTCTAATGATTGGTAGTGCTCTTCGGCCATTGGCCCGTTTACTTTTTTCAAGACATATCTGGCAACGTATGCTGCCGTGTCGAAATTTAATTCTCCGATAGTACTGAACCCATAGGTCCAGAGTTTATTTAATTCTTCGGAGATATACAACGGGTTCCCATCGTTGATTGAGTATTGAATTTTGTCGGGGAACGCGTGATTAAATATCAACGCGTGGTAATGTGGTCTTGCGGTGTTTTCTCCGTATTCTCCGCAGTGATAGTATCTTATTATTTTTGGTCTTAGTTTGAATCTTAGGCGTTTCATGAATTTCTGAAAGTGTTCTTTTTTTAGTGTACCTCCTCTTGGTATATTTTTATTATCGTAAGTTAACGTAATGAATGAGTTGTCGGTATTTAGTTGTGCTTCATGAACGCATCTTATCGCCCATTGGCGTGACCTTTCTAATCTGCATCCGATACATTGACCGCAATTTATTGTGACTGGTAGATCCGTGAAGCCATCCTTGGCTTTGAATACTACGGATCGTTTTCCCGACTGGTTTTGATGTCTCGCCCGATATCCTTTGAGCGGGTGATAGCAGGGCATCGTTACATCCTTATTCCTCCTCGCATTGAACTGCTACGGTTCCTTTTGTTTGATTTTACGGCTGTATTCCTAAACAGCCTTTTACTTTTTCTTTTGTTCATTTTTCGACGTCTTCTCATGGTATTAGACTCCTGTTTTTTGCGTACTGAACAGCTTGATTATAGTTAATCGCTGTCAGTCCGCACAGTTACATCAAGTAGTAACTGTTTTTAGGGGCTCTCAGAGCTCGCTTCCGGTCCGCCAGGCGATTCGCCTGCGGCCGCTGCCACCTTAGCCGCATCGAGCAAGCTCGAGCCGTCAGGCGGCTTATTTTCTTCCTTAGGGATCATTAGTCCCATATCTCGCATTTCATCGGAATTTTTTTCGTCTAAGACGAATTTCAGGAATGCTCCTGGGTCGTTTCCGAAGCGTGATCTTATTTCACTGGGTACCGTTTCGAACATGCTTTGCGCTTCGACCACGGTATTCATCGCTTCGTGATAATCGATGGCGGCGAATTCTCCATATTCGCCCTCGTAGGTTCTCGAGTGCGCCATCAATCCCGTTTTGTTATATTGCTTGAGGATGAAGTTGATATCACATTCATCCTTCATTGATTGCCTGGCGAGTGATTTATCTTTACACGCCAGGTTGCTTATTGTTTTTTTTCCGTATGCTGTTACGAATGGGAACGGTATTTCCATTTTACTTCCTCAGTAATGGAACCACGTTTTTGGCTGAACTCGATAATGGATTCATTCTTCCTAGCCATCTCAGTATGATTCCGTAGGTTGATTTATCTATTTTTTCCTCGGTCCTTAGTCCCTCTAGTTTTCTCGCAAACGCTTCTACTTCTTGTTCGCGTTGCGTTGACTGTGCTTTTACGCCCCCGCGTTGAAGCACTATATTTTGTGTTTGTTCATTGAGCTGACCGGTCTTCGCCTGCACCTCATTGTGTTTCGCGCTTGCCAGCGCGCTATTTTGGTTTAAATTTATTATTCTTGCTTTTATTTCACTGTTCTGAGCAATGATGTTTCTGCCCGTTAATTTAACGTTCGTCGTTTCTGCTCTTGACCTTTTTAGATCTTGTTTTAATCTTAATCCCGCTTGTGCTGATGCTACCGCGGGTGTCACGATGTCTTTAGCGACCGCTGCTGGTCCTGAAGCGGCCGCTCCTTTTGCTGCCGTTCCTCGCGCTGATGCCCCGGTTCCGGGGCTTATTACGCTCGACGGTGCGCCGCCATATTTTGCTGATAATATCGGATTTAATCCGGCGGCTTTTAGATCAGCTATTTGCCTTTGATGTGCGCTACCTGATAAGTAGCGATATCGGTTAAACGATAACTGCGTTTGGCCTCCTGCCCAAACTCTTTGTTCTCGCGCTGATTTTTGTTCGAACTCACGTGACGTTCTTGCTTCTCCTGATTCAAATGCCCGCTGTTCGCGTGCTTGTTCCTCGTTGAATACTTGTGCTTGACGTGCATTTGACACGTTTGCTTGATTAGCTCTTTCTCCTCCGAATATTGATGCGGCCGCTCCTATGAGCGGTCCTGCTACGGCGCTAAATATGTCGCCGAATATCCCGCCTATTTGGCGGTGCATTGACCTCATTAGAAATGATCTATAAAGCCGGGTACACCGTACATCGGCATTGGTCTTGCACAGCGCATATTTATATACGCATCGAATAGGAAGTCGGGCTCGGTCGTCACAGCGACGACTCTATCTATCGGTGGTGTATCTTCTATGAAGGTTGTATTTAGCGTTGGTAACGAACTAAAGTTTTGTGCCAGATGCCATGAATCCAACGTCGCTGCGTCGTTCGACCTGAATTTTCCTGTGATTAGACTCGGTTTATATCGGTACTCCGCGTACCTTTCCTGATAGCCAAACACGAGCTCATCATTGGCATCGTTTTGAGCATATATTTCTTTATTTAGTATTGTTTGTTCGCCTATTTGTGATAGCGCCGGCCAGTAAAAATCGTATCTCGTTTGCCGCGAGAACATTCGATTTAATCCTTGTTGATAGGTTAAATCTGCCCGTACATTTACTATGCCGATTATCACGCAGTGCTCAGTGAATGATTTCGTGAATCCGTGTCCACTGAATGAAGCTATTCCTATTCCGGCTAAGTTTCCTTGCGGTGATGTTCCGTCGGTTGAACTTGTTTGTCCGACGGGTGATATGTTCACTGGTGATGATCCGCCGCCGAGGTATTCTGGTCTTTGCAACCGCGCGTCGGGTGATTGAACACCGAAGTGAGATTTGATTATTTCTATATATCGGCTACCGCCGCGTGCATCTCTTTCGATT